AAAAATTTTAACAAGAACAGATACAAAAAATAAAGATGTTGTATTTCAAAAAAAGGGAATTACACCAGCTGATCCTGAGAAACAAAAAACTCAAAAAGCTATAACACAAAAAAAAAGAACAGAACGTTTAAAAAAAATATCTAATCCAAATATAGAAAAAAAGATAGCAGGTAAAGTAGGTCTTAATCTATCTCACATAGGTCAGTATAATACTCCGGTTACTTTGTCCAATTTGGCTTATCTTCCTGCGGATGTAAACAGAGATAGTTATGAAAAATTTGAAAAGAAAATTCAAAATAATTTTAATAAAATACTAACAGTATATAGAAATAAAAAATTAAAACCTGAAGTTAAAACAGAAAAGATAGCTTCTTTAATGAAAGAAGATAGACAACTAAGATCGGATAATCCAAAATATGCAAACATAAAATCTAGAATGTCCGTTAGAAGAACTGCATTAGATCCAAGTGGAATTATGATTAAAGAAAAAATTAGAGATCCAAAAATGACTATTGGTAAAGGAGAAGCGGGTTTAAATTTAAATCAAGCAAAACCCAGATCCCCTGAAAGAAAAGGAATTTTAACTATAGCTAGAAACGCCTTACAAAATCTAAAAAGTAAAGGTGCTCCTGGACTAGGTTCAGGTGAATTTAAAGATCCTTTAGGCGGACAAATAGATTTAATTGACGTTCAAAAACTAATTAAGAGACCTGATAATGTCTAAAAGACTAACTACTACAATACCACCGAAATCCGGCCCCATGCCTCAGGGGTTGAATATTAACTATAATACTGTTAAAACAGTCAAACAATCTGGAGAAAAAATAAATGGCGGATATAGACAAAGCACTTCCAAACGAAGTAAGAAAAGAATTTGAATTACCTGGTGAAGAAGAAGTTAAAGAACAAATAGTTGAAGAAGCAGCTGAAGAACAGAAATCACCTGATGATGTAGAAGTCACAGAGAATGAAGATGGTTCAGTTGATATTAATTTAGATCCAAAAGTTGCATCACCAGAAGGCGGTGACGAACATTATTCAAACCTTGCAGAATTTTTACCTGATGATGTTTTAGGAGAATTATCTTCTGACTTAAATAATAAATACATGGACTACTCTTCTTCAAGAAAAGAGTGGGAACAAACTTACACTAAAGGATTAGACCTTTTAGGTTTTAAATACGATAACAGAACAGAACCTTTTCAAGGAGCTTCAGGTGCAACACACCCAGTGTTAGCGGAAGCTGTTACACAATTTCAAGCATTAGCTTATAAAGAATTACTTCCAGCAGATGGACCCGTTAGAACTCAAGTTTTAGGAATGCCTACTCCTGATAAAACACAACAAGCAACACGTGTTAAAGATTTTATGAATTATCAAATAATGGAAAAGATGAGAGAGTATGAACCAGAGTTTGATCAAATGTTATTTAATTTGCCACTCGCAGGTTCTTCTTTCAAAAAAGTTTATTATGATGATATGGAACAAAGAGCAGTATCAAAATTTGTTCCGGCAGATGATTTAATTGTTCCGTACACAGCTACCTCATTAGATGATGCGGAAGCAATTATTCATCGTGTAAAAATTTCAGAAAACGATTTAAGAAAACAACAAGTAGCAGGTTTCTATAGAGATGTAGAAATTGGAAAACCTCAAGACAAAGATACTGAAATTGATAGAAAAGAAAGAGAAATTGAGGGAGTCTCAAAAACAAAAGATGAAGATATATTTACATTATTAGAATGTCATGTTGATTTAGATTTAGAAGGTTTTGAAGATATGAATCAAGAGACTGGTGAGCCCTCAGGAATTAAAATACCTTACATCGTAACTTTCATAGAAGGATCACATGAGATTTTATCTATTAGAAGAAACTATGAATCAGGTGATCCAATGAAAAGAAAAATACAATATTTTGTACATTTTAAATTTTTACCAGGACTAGGTTTTTATGGTTTTGGTTTAATTCATATGATTGGTGGATTGTCACGTACTGCAACAAGTGCACTTAGACAATTACTAGATGCAGGAACATTATCTAATTTACCTGCTGGATTTAAAATGAGAGGTATTAGAATTAGAGACGATGCACAATCAATTCAACCAGGTGAATTCAGAGATGTAGATGCACCAGGTGGTAATTTAAGAGATTCATTTATGATGTTACCTTTTAAAGAACCATCACAGACTTTATTAAGTTTAATGGGTGTTGTAGTAAACGCTGGTCAAAGATTTGCATCGATTGCAGATTTACAAGTTGGTGATGGCAATCAACAAGCAGCAGTAGGAACAACAGTTGCTCTACTTGAAAGAGGAAGTAGAACAATGTCTGCAATTCACAAAAGAATTTACTCAGCTCTTAAAAATGAATTTAGAATTTTAGCTAGAGTATTCAAGTTATATCTACCACAAGAATATCCGTATGATGTAGTTGGGGGTCAAAAAATGATTAAGCAATCTGATTTTGATGATAGAGTAGATATAGTGCCAGTTGCTGACCCTAACATTTTTTCTCAAACACAGCGTATTTCACTTGCGCAAACGGAACTCCAGCTGGCACAATCTAATCCACAAATGCATAACATGTATCAATCATATAGAAATATGTATGAAGCATTAGGTGTAAAAAATATTGATCAGGTTTTAATAAGACCACAACAACCAGCTCCTAAAGATCCAGCATTAGAACATATTGATGCTTTAGGTGGAGCACAGTTTCAAGCATTTCCTGGACAAGATCATAGAGCACATATAACCGCTCACTTAAATTTTATGGCAACTAACATTGCGAGAAACAATCCAATGGTAATGGCAAGTCTTGAGAAAAATATTTTTGAACATATTAGTCTAATGGCTCAAGAACAAATTGAATTAGAATTCAAAGATGAGTTAGTACAAATGCAACAGATGCAAATGGCTATGCAACAGAATCCACAAATGGCACAACAGATGCAAATGCAGTTAATGATGATGCAACAAAGAGTGGAAGCTAGAAAAGCACAACTAATTGCTGAAATGATGGAAGAATTTATGAATGAAGAGAAGAAAATTACTTCACAATTTGATAATGATCCTATTGCTAAACTAAGAGAAAGAGAATTAGACCTTAGAGCTATGGAAAATCAACGTAAAAAAGAACAAGATGAAGAGAGAATGAATCTTGATAAGATGAAAACTATGATGAATCAGACAAATCAAGAAGATAAACTTCAACAAAATGAAGAATTAGCAAATTTAAGAGCTGATACTTCAATTGAAAAAACTATTCTTAGTAAAACTATACCAAGTGCAGACTCAATGATGAAGAATACTGAAAATATGGTTCCAAATGTTGAAATTATGCGTAAAGGTTAGTGACAATTAATAAAAAAACAGTTAAAATAAAAAAATAAGGAGATAATTATGGAAAAATTAGACAATATTAAAGAAGTTAAAGTTTCCGAACAGCAAACTGAGATTGATCCAAGATCAAAAACTACTGCTGATGGTGCTTTTAACTTAATTGGTACTGGTGGACCTGAAGAAGAAGTTAAAGGTCAAGGTGCAGTGCTAGCAGACAAAAAAAGAAAATCAAAAGCTTACTAACATGTGGTTTTCGGCAATTAAATTAGCCGTATCTGCTGGAAGTAAGATTTACGCTAATAAACAAAAGACAAAAATAGCTATGTCTGATGCACAGCTTATGCATGCATCTCGTATGGCCGAAGGTAAGGAAGCTTACCAAGGCAAATTATTAGAAGCCAGACAATCGGACTGGAAGGACGAGGCGGTGCTCATCGTGCTCTCGGCGCCCATAGCAATTTTGGCCTGGGCAGTCGTATCGGACGATCCGGCAGCAATGGACAAGGTAAAACTGTTCTTTGACATGTTCTCGGAGCTTCCGAAATGGTTTACAAATTTATGGATTCTTGTCGTGGCGAGCATTTATGGTATAAAGGGTACACAAATTTTTAAAAATAACGGAGGAAAAAAATAATGAGAAAAAAATTTAGTAATGGTGGAAATGGTTTAACTAAAGCACAAAAAACTTTACCAGATGCATTAAAGAAAAAAATTTTAATGGCTAAAGGTAAAAAGAAAAAAGAAAAATCACCTATGGCTAAAATGGTTAGAACGTAATGGCAAAGCTTTGTGCAAAAGGCAAAGCAGCCGCTAAAAGAAAGTTTAAAGTATATCCTTCAGCATATGCTAATATGTATGCTTCAGGAGTTTGCTCCGGAAAAATAAAACCAGGTGGTAGAAAAAAAGCTGCAGGTGGTGGTCACATGGTTGCTGGTTTAGCAAGAAGAAAAAGAGTGTCGTGTGCGTAGTTATTATTCAGAAGGTGGTTTAAGAAAATGGGTATCAGAGAAATGGGTAGACATTGGAGCACCGAAGAAAGATGGAAAGTATCAACCATGCGGGAGAAGCAAGGGAAGCAAGAGGAAGTATCCAAAATGCGTCCCACTTGCAAAAGCCACACGGATGACAAGTGGACAAAAGGCGAGTGCTGTAAAACGAAAAAGAGCAGCAGGTAATCCAGGTGGTAAACCAACAAACGTAAAAACATTTGCAAAGAAAAAATAATGAATTTAGAAAAAGATTTACAAAAATTAAAAAAAGAAAAAGCATTAAAAGAATCTGCTATTGCTCAACTTAGAAAAAGAAGTAAAGATTCTTTAGCTAGACCTAGAGCAGAAAAAAATATTTTATCAACTAATCCAGAAATGCAAAAAATATAATGGCTATTAGA